TGGAGACAAGGTGACGGCTCACTCTGGAAATCTAATCAGACGGTCGTTGTTTATGATCCGGTGCTGGGCTTCAACAATCGAGAAATGTTAATAGCCGAGGTGACTTATAAGCAGGATGACACCGGTACAACAACGGAAATTAGAGTAGGGCCGCCGGAGGCTTATCTCCCAAAAGCAAAAGCTATTAAATCCAGCAGGCGCAAGAAAACTGACGATGAGGATTTCTAATGCAAAGGGCAATTAGCGCACTTCAGCGCGGCATTTCCAATATTCTGGCCCGAGCCGTTGTTATCGCCATTAATACGGCTTCAAAGTGCCAAATGCTGCAGATAAGCATGGTGGCAAATGAGGGTAAAGACCATATAGAGCACCTCGAACCTTATGGCTTTACCTCAGCGCCTTTGTCGGGGGCCGAGGCGCTGGCTGCTTTCTTCGATGGTGACCGCTCACACGGCGTGGTGCTGATGGTGGCAGACCGCCGCTACCGCCTGCAAGGTCTGGAAGCGGGGGAAGTCGCTATCTATACCGATGAAGGCGACAGCATCATTATGAAGCGCGGAAATCGCGTTGAAGTGACTACCGCGCATTTTGTGGTAAACGCGACAGAAAAGGTGACGTTTAACACACCGCTGGTGGAAGTGCCCAAGGGCGAGATCACGGATAAAACCGGCACGATGGCGGAGATGCGTCAGCAGTATAACGACCACGATCATCGGGGCAACAGTGGCGGCACCACGGGTAAACCTAATCAGAAAATGGGGGCGGATTAATGATCCTCATTATCAACGGCGTTGAGCAACCGGTCTACGCCCCGACGGACCCCCTGACACGCGCCGTCGTTATCTCCTTATTTACCTGGCGCCGTAAAGAAACCGACGACGACTACGACGAGCCCACCGGCTGGTGGGGAGACACTTACCCGACAGTCCAGAACGACCGAATCGGTTCCCGTCTTTATCTCATGCGGCGCAGAAAACTGACGTCAAAAACACCTCTGGACGCAAAGACCTACATCGAGCAGGCGCTGACGTGGATGAAAGAGGATGGCGTGGCCGCACGGATAGACGTGCGGACCGAGCGCAGCGGAAACGACAAGATCTTTGCTGACATAAAAATTTATAAGGTCGACGATTCTGTGCATAACCTCAACTTTGATGACATCTGGAGTGAGCTCAATGGCTGAAAGTGGTTTCAATCGCCAGACCCTGCCGCAACTTATTACCACCATCCGCTCTGACATTCTGACCCGCATGAACACTGACCCCGTATTGCGACGTCTGGATGCTGAGGTTTATGCCCGCGTGCAGGCTGGCGCAGTTCATACCGTTTATGGTTACCTCGATTACCTTGCTCGCAACCTCCTGCCTGATCTGTGTGATGAGGATTGGCTAGTTCGCCACGCAAATATGAAGCGGTGCCCGCGTAAAGCAGAAACCTATTCGTCAGGGTTCGCGCGCTGGGAAGGCGTTCCTGCTGAAAAGACGGTCCCTGCCGGTGCAATACTTCAGGATGGCAACCTGACAGAGTTCACCGCGACGGCGTCTGCCACCTCAATTGATGGGGTGCTGAAACTGCCGGTAGTCTGCTCGGTGGCCGGTACAGTCGGGAACATTGATGATAATAGCGTACTTACCTTGAACAGCCCGGTCAGTGGTCTGCCCTCTACCGCCGCCGCTGACAGTTTTGAAGGCGGTGCAGAGATTGAGGATCTGGATGTCTGGCGTGCGCGCGTTATAGAACGCTGGTACTACACGCCTCAGGGGGGGGCTGATTCTGATTATGTGATCTGCGCGAAGGAGGTCGCGGGAATTACCCGTGCATGGACTTATCGACACTGGTCCGGTACCGGAACGGTAGGTGTTATGGTCGCTAACAGCGATTTGGTTAACCCCATTCCTGCCGAAAGTATTGTCACCGCCGCAAAAGAACATATCGCGCCTCTGGCACCTGTTGCTGGTGCCATGCTTACAGTGTTTGCGCCTACTGTACACGTTGTTGATATGTCGATCCGAATAACGCCTGATACTGCAACCACTCGTTTTGCGGTGATAGCTGAGTTGCGGGCCATGTTCCAGCGCGATGGCGTGCCCGCAGGTGAACTTGATATTTCGAGAATTAATGAAGCAATCAGTATTGCAACAGGTGAGTACAAACACGTTCTCGTTCGTCCGACAGTTAATATCCCGATTGGGAAATCTGAGCTGGCGGTATTGGGGGAGGTAACGTGGAGCTAACTGACCAATACGCTCACATGCTTGCAGCGTTGCTGCCGCGCGGGCCAGCATGGAGTAAAGACGATCCCTTGTTACTCGGGCTTGCGCCATCGCTTGCCGCCGCGCATCAGCGCAGCCATGACCTAATGTCAGAAATTGATCCGCGCCGCACGACGGAACTCATCAATCGTTATGAATCAATATGTGGGTTACCTGACAGTTGCGCACCGGTCGGCCTACAGACAATGCAACAGCGTCAGCAGAGACTGGACGCCAAGATAAATGTTACCGGCGGGATTAATCCAGAGTTCTATCTTGCGCAACTTTCCGCACTGGGCTATCCCACTGCCACGATAACCACGTTCCAGGAAGAAACGTTTACCTGTAATTCACGTTGTACTGACTCACTTTACAGTGAGGAATGGCGTTATTACTGGCAGGTTAATATGCCGTCATCAACCACTATTACCGACATGACGTGTCTTAGCGACTGTACGGAAAGCCTCAGATTTTGGGGGGATACTATCGCGGAATGCGTCATTCAGAAGCTGTGCCCATCCCACACCTACGTAATTTTCAAATATCCATCGGAGTAATTTATGCATCGTATTGATACACCTACCGCTCAAAAAGATAAATTTGGTACGGGTAAAAATGGATTTACGGGCGGCAATCCCCAGACGGGTGAACTGCCGACAGCGTTGAATAACGATTATTTCGATGCCATTCAAGAGGAATTGGCGACAATTATTGAAGCCACGGACGTAGCTTTAGATAAAAATAAAAATGATCAGATTCTCACTGCACTGAAAGCTTTGCTATTACAAAAGGAGAATAATCTTTCAGAAATTAAAACTGCTGGTGCCACTGCACAGGAAGCAGCAAGGATAAACATTGGGGCTGCTGCGTTAGCTGGGTTGGCAACTCAATTATTTTCTGTAGCAACAGCGACGGCGAGCAGTCATGCCATCAACTTGGCACAACTTAATGCAGCAATAACTAATCTTGGTCTGGGCACAGCATCAAAAGCCAATGTTGGCACCGGGGCTGGACAAATTCCTGATATGTCATCATTCATCAGCTCAAACGGGCAAAATGGCGGCTATGTCAAGTTTCCCGATGGAACAATTATACAGCGCGGCTTTACAGCAGGTGGTGTAATGGGCTCACCTATTGATACCGCTTTCCCGATTCCTTTTACGTCAACAAATTACTCTGTTGTTGCAACGAGCGATCAAGCCAAGCCCGGATCAAATATCGTTGTAAATTTTGCAACACAAATCTTGAACACTGCAGCCTTCCGTATTATGCAAAATACAAATACGGCGGGTTATGCTGCATATTGGATAGCGATAGGTAAATAAATGAAAAACTATTATTGGAGTGCTAAAGGTCTGGTGTTTTTCCCTGTCGATGATAAAGAAAAATACGAGAATGCCGGTTTTGATTTAAGTGACGTTGTGGAGGTAGACGAGTCGGTCTTTGTCGAATATGGCTGTAATCAGCCAGCAGGGAAACAACGCGGCACTAATTCAGTCGGACTCCCGGTCTGGGTCGATGCTGCAAGTCAAACTCAAGAGCAGTCTATATTTACAGCCAATGGGATGAAATCTGACTTGCTTGCACAAGCCACAGTTGCAATTGCTCCGCTTCAGGATGCTGTTGATTTAAACGAGGCAACCAATGCTGAACTTGCGGCATTAAAGGCTTGGAAACAGTACCGCATTGCTATAAATCGCATTGACGCATCCTCAGCACCTGATATTACATGGCCCAAAGCCCCTAACTAACTTTCTTTCCAACTCAATTAATATGCAGCAGAGCACAAGCGCCCGCCATGCGGGCGCTTGATTATGCTTTAGATGCATCATTGACAGAACTTGATCTGAACAAAACCCTCTCAAGCAAAGACCGCATGTAACAAGATAGTTTTACTTCGAGTAAGGAGTGGGAAATCATTGCAGCAATAACTGCTGATATCGACATTACGAGGAAGTACCATAATCCATGAGTTGGAGTTCCTAAATGAACAGATATTTTGTCGATGATTGCAAAAACAGATATGTGAATAAGATACAGGCTAAACGAAATGTCACCTAGCTTTTCAATCACCCTTCCAAAACTTATATCAATTGTTTTGCTGGATAACGTTAATGCAGCCACAAAAGGTATAACAGATAACCCGCAAAATGCAACGCCATGATTGACTCTGTACCCTGAAAAATATTGCCATATTAAGAACACAGAGCAGGATAAAGCAATAACCCAGCACGTGGTCTTGTTTTTTATTGAGATATTAGATTTGTACATTACACCAATGACAACCCCAGAAGCGAAAAACCATATTATTGGGTTTGTCATCAAATTCATGTACATTATTTTGTAATCATACATTACAAATGGATTCAATGAAAATGATCCGTGAGTAACTAACGGGATAAGAATCAGTGTCGTAATCATTATTAATGTTAGCGCCACCCATCTTAACGACTTAAACAATAAGCTAACACCAAATACAATGTAAAAATACATCTCATAGTTTAATGTCCAACCAACATAAAGCGTTGGACCTCCATAATATGGTCTTTGGTCAATTAAAGTTTGTGGGATATATAGAATTGATCGAAGCAAAATATCAACATTTGCTGGGGAGGAAAAGAAATCAATTCCATTGAAAACGGCAAATATACACAAAAATGTTAGCAGAGAATAAACAGGGACAATTCTGGATATTCTTTTTATAAAATAATCTTTAACATAAGCTGATGACCCGTCTGATTTCCATGTGGTAATAACCATGATAAATCCGCTGATAACAAAGAATAAGTCAACACCAAAATACCCGGCATAGAAAAAGGAACTAGCTAATTCAGACGCCCCCCCCGAGCTATCAATGTATATTCTAGCGTGATGAAGGACTACTAGAAAGGCGGCAATACCTCTCAAACCCTGTATGAAACCCAATTTTTTTTGCTGTATGGATTCGTTCATTTTACTCTCTAGTATTTTGTTTTAAATGCCGCTTAAGATAAAAACCGACTACAGCGGCCTTTTTTCTTTTGGATAAGATGGCTACCTTACACCCTAAAAGTCAACACTCTTCGATATCTACACATCAATCAAACTGAAGAATTTTAGAACCTTTTAACGTTGAAGTCACCTCTAAAGGTGGCGGCCAATTCATTGGTATAGACTTAAAAATCTAGCGTAAGCCAACTCAAGAGCGGTGAAGGTGATGCACGACTTCTTCCAGTTCGCTCTGGAGTATCCTGTGTCGATTGGTCAGGGAATTGATTATTTGTTTTCGATAAAGATAGCTGCGCTCGGCGGGGATGTGTTTGACGATAGCCTTGATGACTTCAAACTTAGACCGTGAAAAGCGGATGCGCATTCGTTAATTTTTTTACTGAACGACGCTATGTACGCCGCAAAGTGACCGGAGTCTGGCGAAAAAAAACCTCTGCTTGTAGCAGAGGTTCTCTTGACAGAAGGAGTCGCGTATCTTTTACGTATCCTTTTCTGTCTAGATGGTGTCAGTGCGTAGTCCTAACTCTGCACATAAGTTACTGGTTTTTATGTGCTTGTCCTGCTGCTGTCCATCTAAATTTGGTGGGGCTGGGGGGATTTGAACCCCCAACCTAAAAATGATAAATACTTTCTTATGTTACTTAATATATGAGACGCAGGTATTACATTTGTAATTGCCAAAACTACTAAAATGGCCGGTGACTTTACTCATTGAAGATAATTTCTTGTGAGGTCCTTCGTAGCATTTTGGGCAGAATGGACCATTCGGCTTACCCTCGATTGGAGTGGTTCGCCAGTACACTGAGTCTCGGAAGTCGAGATCATCCGAAGCGTTAATTTTAGATTGCAATTCAGTTATTTGCTGCCTGAGTGCATGCATTTCAAGCTGAGTATCTGCAAGCTCAATTTTAGCATCAGAAAGAGCCGTATAAAGGTCGCTAAACTTCAGGCGCATTTCGGCGTCATTATATGCTTTAGTTGCATTTTTTAATTCTTTAGCAATATCAAATGCTGTTTTAAGTGCTGCCAGACCAGAGGCAATATCAGCCATAATTCCTCACTTATATTAGGGAAGTTTTAAAGGATCTGATTAATGAAAATGTAGTTCTTTGAACTACTCAGTGTGGTTATTTAACTTTATGGGGATTGCTAGCGCATTTTGAGGCAGAACTCCTGTTTAGGATTGCCTCAAGTTTGAGCTTACTACTATCAAAACTCCTTCTGCAAAACTAATTTTATTTATAGCAAATTCATATGGTTAGCAAATGCCATTTTTTTCTATTATTACCGATTTAATTATAGTTTTTATCTAATAAAAACAACGAATTAGGTTCTTTCCTTCACTCTGCTGCTGCGTCATATGGAATGGTTCGAAGCGGCTGACCTTATCGTTAAAGGTATGGAAGGCGCGATTGCTAACAAAACCGTGACTTACGATTTCGAACGTCTGATGGATGGCGCTAAG